CTCATGGTGTCGATCCCGTCTGAGAAGCACCCATTTATGGATGCCGGGGATCGAGTGACCACAGCTGCTCGTGAGTATTTCTGGTACGGGAAAGAGAAATTTGAAGAAAAGCTTCCCGTTCTCCAAGAGATCCTGGACAGGAGTGTCCCACCTGAGTACCAGAGGGTGCAATTCCCGACTTGGGATGAGCTTGCCGAGGAGTACCACACAGCCAGTGTGAATGCAGACAGGTACATGGGTCTTGATGCTCTCGAGCGAACTCGTTCGTATGTGCGCAGCCAGTACCCAGCCGACCATTTTGACAAGATGGTTGCATTGGATAGCCTGACTGTGTACCAGCAGCAGGCCTCCGAAATCATCTGCAACGCAGTATCATTTGCCACCCATGTCCACGGTGCCCACTACTTCGTTGCCCCTGTTGTTCACGGAATTGGATTGTCCCTCATTTCGGACAAACCCCTCCAACAACGCAGCTTCATCGAACATGTCCGTAGCGGATTTGCCGAGCAACTCTTGCGCCCCCATTCCGGTGTGAGTCTTGGATCGGTCTTCGCTACCATCAGAATTTTGTGGTTCTACATTCTCAATGTAGGGCCCCTCGGCTGGCCAAGCCATGCAGGTCTAGATTGGATCTTTTTGGTTTTGGCTATGCTGAAAAGCAGACTAGGTCGCCAGAAGAGCAGCGACCGATTCAGGTGCCAACCCCGTGGTGTATTCTCATACGCCTGGGTGACTGGTTGCCTCATTTCGCTCTTCCTTTTGGGGTGTTCCTCACACATCCCGCATTTTGCAAAACCATCAGTGAGGGGTAACCCAACGATCTGCCTCGAGCGCGCGCACGGCGCTGAGGAGTGTGCGTTGGGACCATCCTGGCCGGGGCGACCCCCCAAATCTCTTTTCAGAGACGGCTTTCGCCAGGAGCCAGTGCAACCCCCTACCGTACTAATGGACGTATTTACGGAGGATCAAACGTCAGGCCAAACAAACACAACACAAACAACCCACGCAACAAGAAGCCTCATTGAGGTGGATCTTCCCGTACATTTCCACGCGCAGTCGTCAGAATTCACTGAGTCTGCAGCGTCCGTGACAACTCAGCAGCAAACCATGCGCTTTGTTGATTCAGGCGTAGTGGATGAGATCGCGGCCCCCCCATTGGGACCGTATCAACCCGACAGCGATGATACCGGAGCGCTAGGAGATTTTCTTAGCCGCCCAGTCCTCATCAACGCATTCGACTGGCTTGAGAGCAATGTGACTCTTGAGCAATTGGTTTTCAACCCGTGGACGCTGTTCTTCAGCGACCTCGGGATCCGGCGCAAGCTTGAGAATTATTCCCGACTCCGGTGCAAATTGCACGTCAAATTCGTGTACAATGCTTCTCCGTTCTACTTTGGTTCGATGCGCGCTTGTTACTTCCCGCTCCGTGAGAAACAAGGAATAACACGCACAATCGACCAAATCAGAGTTTCGCAATCTCCTGGTCTCTACATCGAGCCGCAGCGGGGCACAACTTCTTCCATGGAGCTGCCCTTCCTGTGGCCCGGTTCGTGGATCGACCTAGCCAACATGGCTGATTGCACCGCCATGGGATCAATGCACTATGTGCGATTCGCTGGTCTGCGGTCCGCCAACGGAGTTGCCACCGCCAAGGTGCGCATCTCGTGTTATGCGTGGGCCACCGACATTGAACTTGCCGGACCGACTACGTACACAGTGCAGTCGACGGAGTACGATGAGACCGGGCCAGTTTCAGGGCCAGCATCAGCCGTCGCCAGCCTCGCCGGCACCTTGGAGTCTGTCCCAGTCATTGGGCCCTTCGCTACTGCCACTCGAATCGGTGCAGAAGCAGTTTCAAGCGTGGCAAGAGTCTTCGGATTCACCAACCCGCCTGTGATTGATGATGTGTCGCCTATGGCACCGAAAGCATTTCACGCCTTTTCCAATGTTGACACTCGGATGCCGATCGACAAATTGACTCTTGACCCCAAGAATGAAGTGACGATCGACAATTCTGTCGTCGGCGCTTCCTCCGATGATGAGCTTAACCTGCGACATCTTGTCACCAGGGAGAGTTTCCTCAGTGGTGCCGCATGGACAGAGTCGCAGCTCGAGGGTGCCCAACTCTTTTCCGCCGCGATTTCTCCCGGCTATGCTTTGAGCACAGTCATCGGCACGGGTGGTACTACAACCACCGCGCGAGG